CGCAGCAGCTATATCTCCTGGCGAAGCGGAAGCGGCTACGCCACGCGAACCTGCGGCCCTCACGCCTAAGCCAGAAGCTTCCTCCTACTCATCCGACCTCTCTGACGAATATGGCACAGGCTTGTCGAAAGGCGCCGCTCGTGAGGCCCTAAAAGGCGCTGCCGGGACTGCTCTGGCTGCTGCTCCCGTAACAGGCGAAGCTATGATGGCTGCTGAATCGCCCAACCTCTACAAGCCATCTGATGAAGACTTGGCGGACGCGGAATACTGGCAGCGCGGACGAGAGGAGATGGCGAACAAAACGCCTCAGTCGTCTCCTGTAAATCCAGAACGGCATGCGTTCGTACCAGAACATCTTCCAGAACATGAGCGCGGCTTTCTAAACAATCCAGCTGAGGCCCATGAACGCTCAAAATTTTTAATACCATATCTTCGCGCTGGCGCAGAAGCTCGTAGACGCGGCGAAGACTTCTTTGGTGGATCTCCCAGATATGATCAAGAGCTAGCCGCATTGAAGCATTTTTACCACGGCAAACCAGGGGCACCAGTCGCTCCAGAGAGCGATACAGCACCAGAAGCGCCCTCCTTCGCAAAAGGCGGCGCAGTGAGAAAGAAAATTAATACAATACACGACACGTTTAAACACAAGTTGGCAGACAAGGAACGCATGGTCTCCTCTCTCGAAAAAGCGCTTGAACGCAAACCTAACCCAAAGCTCGCCAAGCGCTTAACGAAAGAAAAGGCAGAGGTTGAGCGCATTCGCGAGCACCTGAAGAAAATCCAGGCGCACGCTGCGTAGGCTATCTTGTAGCAATCTGTTTGAGAATATCTGATGTTACTCCTTCTATTGCCTTGATTCTAGTTAGCGCAACGTACCCCTTGTTGTCGTATTCTTGCACTACTACTCCAGAGCAAAGAAGCTGGCTAAGCAAGTCATTGGCTTTATCAGGAAGTCCGTTAGCAACAGCCATCATCCATTGCCAAGCCATTAGCTTATCTTTATCAGAGTAGTTCGATAATGGAACATTTGTAGAGAACATCACTCAACTTTCTGCTTGCGTAATTAGTCAACGTAAGGTAGTATTCTTGCATATTTGCAAGTGATTTTCAGATCAGCGCACGATGCCCTCCTCCTCATCTGTGCGCATGTTGAGTGAGCAGATGCGCCTGAAAAGCCCTGCTCACTCCTTTGCTTTCACCCATTCGAATCCTCTCTATTTATGGCGCACGCTGGAAGATCATACTCGTCTAGTACATGCTCGGCTACACTATAGGGTGGCCGCTCCTCGTCAAATGAGTCATCGAACATATTCGCCTTTATGGCGATAATTGTTCGCGTGCCGATATCCGTGCAGCGCCATTTGCTGCCGCTCATCCAGAATTCTAGTCCGATTTTAAACTCTGAGTGCTTCATTGGGATCGCTCCGACTCAACCAATTTGCGCATCAACTCTACGCCCGTTTCGTTTAAACGAAGCTTTCTGCGCTCATCCTTTGGTAGCGCCAAAATCTCTTCATCCGTCAGCATCTCCACAACGCAGACGCCATGATAGCTTCCATCTGAAAGTGTGAGCATCTGTGGGCCGTAACCGATTCCTTTGCACCTCTCGCAAGGCTTCAGCTTTCGAACATCGTGCGCAGTGAAAGATTTTTCGAGCTTATCAAGGTCTTCAAGAATCGTTACACGCTTCTTCATAACGCCTCCTCCTTAACAAACAGGGCGCTTCGCCCAGCCCTCCCGAGAGATACAACTACCGGACGATTTTTGAAAAGGACTACTGCATAATGATGGCTTTGACACCCAGTCAGAAATTGATTTGCGAGAGGGTCGTTAACGTTTTCGAATCTGGTTCTCCGCAAGGTGACTATTCCAACATTTCCATATATAATGACGGACCTCATTCCATTTTACAATTGACTTACGGCCGTTCACAAACCACGGAATATGGCAATCTGCGCGAACTCGTGCAAATGTATGTTGACGCAGGCGGCAAATATTCCGCTGCTCTGGCGTCATATGTATCCAAAATAGGGCGTACTCCGCTAGTGAACGACGACACCTTTAAGTCTTACCTGCGTAAAGCGGGTCGCGAAGATCAGGTCATGCGCGACACTCAGGACGCTTTTTTCGACAAACGGTATTTCATGCCAGCCATGCAATGGGCCAATGATCACGGATTCAAGGAGCCCTTATCCGCGCTTGTGATCTATGATTCATTCATCCACAGCGGAAGCATCCTCGACTTCCTTCGGGCGAAGTTCCCGGAGAAGCCGCCAAGTGAAGGTGGTGACGAAAAGACGTGGACACGCGAGTACGTAGAAGCACGGAATGATTGGTTAGCCACCAGCTCCCGGACAATCCTCCACGCCACTGTCTATAGAACCAAGTGCTTTATGCGTGAGATTGCTCGTAATAATTGGGACCTAACACAGCTACCCATTATGGCGCATGGTGTTCCGGTAGACGACCAATACAACACGCGCGTCATCTGATGGGGCCTATGTACGCCTTCAAATCCTTGGCCGAATAAATATGCAGCGCTCCCGCAACTTCTGGAACTGCGCATTCGACTACGTAGCGCTTCTTGCCAGATAAGGTCTCAAACACAGCCACAACTACACCTGGCCATTTGTAGCCCTTAGCTTTCTCCACCTTATCGCCAAGTTTAAATTCGCTCAAGAGGCCTCCATTTAAACAGCCCGCTGGACTTACACCCGGCTTACGCCATGAGATGCCAGCAAGCTGAAAAGCGTCCGATGCAATGCCGCGCTGCGCTAGTTTTGCCGACCTCATGCATCCGAGTGATTGGGGCCAAACGGCGAACGCGCAATATAATTAGATTGATTTGACCATGAACACAATAGCCAAATTTACGCTCGCCCTGATTCTATTTGCCGCAGTTTCATGCACGCCTGTCTCTGCTGAAACGAAAGCGCCTGTAAAAGCTGGACCTGTGAGCGGTATCTTCTCCAGTTTGTTGCAAAAAATGCAACAAATAACACTCGCGGATCTAAAGGCAGCTAATGCCCTTGCGCTTGCACACAATAATCAACTTGGCTCACAATGCTGGACCGCATGGATAGCTTTCATCGAGGAAGAGCAGCAGGCTTCGACAGGCCCCGATGGGAAGCCGGTACAATTGCCGAGTCCTCACTTGATTTACGATGTAGAGAAAGTCTTTGACCTGCTACAAGCCCTGCATCCTACCAGCAAATTGTCGGTAGCGTGTGCTGCGTTTAAAAATGCCGCTACGTCCGCAACCGTCCCGCTGCCACTACCGTAGAGCTACCAGAGAGCTAGCATCCGATCCATGAATATCAAGGAATAATTATAATGAGCGTGAATCACGCTGCCATGAAATTAGGTCGTCTTCCGGCCAAGTTCGACAAAAGAGTCCCCGAATTCTCTCGATACCTCAAAAGCGCATTGCCGCCTGCTCCTCCTTCCACCAAGTGGCGCGAGGCCGTATCGGAATGGGGTTTAATGGGAAATGACACTCTCGGTAACTGTACTGCTGCCTCAAAAATTCACGACCTACAACTCTGGACAAGCAATGCTTCCAAAGAGGCAACTCTCACAGCCGCAGACGCCATAAAGTTCTACTCACAAACAACTGGCTACATCGAAGGTGACCCATCAACCGATCAAGGTGGGATCATGCTCGATGTCCTCAATTGGTGGCTGAAGAATGATCTCGCCGGTCACAAGATCGACGCCTACGCCACTCTCGACTTTAACAATCGCGCCAACATTCGAGATGCGGTTTGGTTGCTAGGCTTGGCTGATATTGGCGTCAACCTTCCTATAACCGCGCAGACCCAAGAGGACTGGGTGCTTACGCCTGACGGTTTAAAAGGTGATGGTGAGCCTGCCTCTTGGGGTCGCCACGATTGCACTATCGTGGATTATGACGAAAACTGGTGTTATATAGCCACATGGGGGATTATCAAACGCGCGTCTTGGGAATGGGTCCACTCCTACTGTGAAGAAGCTTATGCAATTTTATCGAAAGAGTGGCTGAAGTCCACTGGCAATACCCCGTCAGGCTTCGATTATGAGTCGCTCGTCCAGGATATGGCTG